CCGAAAGCGCGGCTCGCCAGCATCGCGACCGACGGGGTATATATTGTGCGCGGAATTAACTACCGGGGCGACACCCGGGGCCAGGAGTGGTATATGGATATGGTGTGCGAAGCCCGCGGGGCTGAGGATTTAACGAATCCACAAGTTAAGGGGCAGAATTAATTATGAAAATATCTATTCTCTTAATGTTGTTTCCTTTGGCTGGCTTTGCAGCTAAAAATGAAAGTGTAATACAATGTTCAGGTTATAAATTAGAGTTTATTGTAGGCGCCAGGCTTAAAGTAAATGGGGAGTTCGTCACCTCCCAAAAAAACACGCTTCTTGGGAATTCCGGTGAAGTAATAGAAATGACCCTGATGCCCGCCAGCGACGGCAATAATTATGGGTTCGAGTATGTCCACCGGCCAAATAGCGAAACTCGATTCCTCAACGTACAGCTCCTTCAGGCTGATATGGATGCACCGCCGATTATCGGGTCATTCCCCTGTAAGAAAATATCCGGATAGAAATACAGTACGCACAAACGGCCTTATACGCCTTACACAGGGTGAGGTTATCATCAACCAGCAGCCGCTGCCGGACCCGAAAGCGCGGCTCGCCAGCATTGCAACAGACGGAGTGTACATCGTGCGCGGAATTAACTACCGGGGCGACACCCGGGGCCAGGAGTGGTACATGGATATGGTGTGCGAAGCCCGCGGGGCTGATGATTTAAAAACTCAGGAAGCATTTAATAGATAAATATGATGAGCAAGTTTATTGTTTTGGCTGGATTAATCGTATACTTACCATCTTTTGCAGCATTTCAATGTGGTGGGTATAAACTAACCTTGTCAGATTCTGAAGGGCTGGTCCGCATAAACGGTGAGAGAGTTACCAGCCAAAAAGTTAGATATATGAAAAAAAACGGTGATGAAGCAAATACTGCCTGGGAGATGGGTTTGATGCCTGCCAGCGACGGCAATAACTACGGCTTTGAGTGTGTTAAGCGTAATGGTAAAGCATTCCTCAACGTACAGCTCCTTCAGGCTGATATGGATGTACCACCAATTATCGGCTCATATCCTTGTAAAAAAGTATCTGATTAATACTACCTTTACTAGTAGAAAAGTATTTCATACCAACCCGCCACCTGGCGGGTTTTTTTATTGCTAAATCGTACCAATAAATTCAACCGTTTCGACAACAATGTACAGGAGGAGCAACTCTTATGGCTATAAACGAGTTTAAACCCTTTGCGACGGGAGATAGCGCAAACGTCACCAGTCAGAGCGACTGGGAGGCGTTGCCCGCGCTCGGAACCGGTTTTCAGTCCGGCAAGGCATCCAGCGCACAGGTGAATAAGGCGCTACGGCAGGCGACAGCTATGGGTTCAGCGATGGGGCAGTTCATCGCCAACGCAGGAAGAGATGCGTTAGACAATGGCGATATAGCTACTTTGGTAACGCAGTTTACCCAGGCATTAACAACCAGTCTTGGCCTGGGTTCGGCGGCAGCTCTGGAGACCGTTACGTCAGCTACCGATTGTAGCGCCAACCGGGTAGTTACCACCGGTTGGATGGGGCTAGGTGGAGGGTTAAATATTGGTTCTGATAGTGAAGCAATAACGGGACAACAGTTATTTGACTTGCTTAGAACGAACTATCCTGGATCCTGTTTTATTCGTTGTAGCTATCAGTCAAGCGACAATACTTTTGCTGTCGACTCTCCAGGTATCTGGATCGTCGGTGACGACACCTGTTCATATATTCAATCTGATTATAGAAATGGCGTTGTACGTGCATTATCTGGAAATATGGTGGGAACACTATTTGAAAATACGCTTTACGGAACGGTTAATCCGCCACCACAGCAAGATCTGTCAGGATATATCACTACGTCAACGGCTGAGAGTTCATATATTAAAGCTGTGCAGCTAGGTGCGCTGACCGCAATCTCATCACCGGATGACGGGTCGTATAGGCAGTTTACCGGTAGCGCCGGAACGGTATTAACAGCGTTAGATATTGACGAATCGCCATCCGGAGCAGCCGATAATATCGCGGCAGTCTATTACCGGCCTATTCAGGTATATCTGAACGGCATTTGGACAACAATTAACGGAGGTTAAATTATATGCAAAATATCAGAAATTTCCAACTTGTTGACGTGCCTGGAGACGACTCATCAATACTCTTTTTAAAGTCTGAAGATGGTCTGGACTGGTATGAAAGCCAACGTTTATTTGCTGACGATACGGTAAAAATAGAGTATGACAGCAAAGGCATTATCCGTGCCGTAGTGGATAAGCCCGTTCCGCAACGGGGTAATATCTACGCCGTCTCTATGCTATGGCCCATTAACATGAGCGTCGCTGAGATTGCAGTGGCAGATTACCCAGAAAATTTGACGCTCGATGGAACCTGGATGTTTGACGGTATATCGGTTTATCAGGATACCGACGCCGTTGCGAAAAAGTCTCTACAAGCGAATACCGCTCTGCGCTATAAGTATATGTCTGATGCACTTCTGAAAATTACAGCCATACAATGCAGCGCTGCTGTTGGCAACGTACGTAAAAATGACGAGACAAATTTGCTGTCGCTGCAGCAGTATGTTGATCAACTGCGCGGCATCGAATTAAGCAACCCTGTCTGGCCGCCCGCCCCCACGCTTGACGAATCATAA